TCAGTAGCCTGGCGCCTTTCCAATCGCTCGCCAGTGAACCGTTACCCCATAGTTCACCGTATCGTTAAACAGCCTGTATTGCGTATTGCTTACCGCATAAGCACCCGCCGAGTTGCCATCACCGTCTGTGGCATTAGGAGATATTTTGTTGCCGAAGCAGTTGTAGACCTCCGCAAATGGCGTTGGAAAGTCTATTGGGGCACTCACGCCGTCGGCACCTACGCCGCCTTGCCCCCACTGCTCCAAAAGCCCCGTAGCGCTATCCAGCTTCCACCCATTGGTGCTCAACAACGCTGTGTTCTTGTTTTGTTTTGCAGAGTCAAGAGCGTCCAGCGCTGCCTGAATAGTCTGATGCAGTGAATTCAGAAGTGAATCGGTTGCTGTCTTGGTGTAGGCATCGCCGATGCCATAACCGGCGAGAGTGATAGCATTGTTTGCTTTCCCGGACAGTAGAAAGTCAGTCTGATTTTTCGTGTACGCATCGATAATGCCGTACCCGGCCAATGACGTTGCCTTCACCGCATAGCTAGCAACCGCCGCCCGAATCGCCTTTAACACCTGAGTGTTGTCCTCAGCATCTAGGGCAGGAAGATAAGCAAGGATGAAATGACACAGCTCTTCCTGGACCAGGTTGAGCCATTCGGCTTTGACTGGAGTGGGAGCGACTCCGCCCACGTTAGTGCCATATCGAAAGGCTCCGCCAGGCGTCGTTAGGTCTGTGAAAGCAGATATTCTATCCATCAAGCAAAACTCCTACGGCCCCGAGATTCGCCCCGTGCGCGCAAATGCGGGTATTGATCAGTTACTTGTTTCAGCAGTCGGTGGCGCCTTCGAACTCAGGCAGCGTTTTAAGGTACTCGTATGCCTGTTTGAATGGGTTCTCACCGTCCATGTCGTAGCGTGTCGTGTGGTACACATACGTCAAAGGGTCGCCGTTAGCCTGGGCGCAGGTCTGAACGCTGAAGTTCATTTCCGCCTTATCTGCCCCCAAGGTAACCACTGCCACAGTGACATAGGCTCCCTTGACCTCTACGTTTTTGTAAATCAAATCCAGTGTAAGTGCCATGCTGGTCACCTCTTGAAGTTTAGATAGCGGTATTGCCGGCCACTGTGACCCAATCTTGCGAGGCCGGGCCTTTCGCATAGACCCATTGAGCACCACCGGTACAGTCCGAACAATACGCCAGTGCCCCAATTTGGCTGGCCGCACTGAGCGCCAATAGCTGTGCGCGCGTAAAGCTGTTGAAGTACAGCCCCGCGCGTAGATGTTGCATGCCGCCTGGGTTGTCGGTTTTTACGAGCTGGGTGATCTCAATCCCTGTCGACGTGACCACGTTGCGCTTGCGCACGTTCGCGGGTGTGTCGAAGTCAGTGGCCATGGGCTCGACGTTGGAAACCACACCGGGTTGCGACGATGTCCTGCGAAGAACCACCCCGGTGGAGCTGGCAAATGCAAAAGAGCGAGTCATGGTCAGCGTAAAATCCGACCCCGAGGAGGCGTCCCCTGTGATCGAAATTTCCCTGCCTGGGCGGTCACCAATGGTTGTACCGCGCGCAAGCCTGGATGGGGTTCCCCGGTCATTGACTGCCCGAGAAACGAACCCTAAGTTGAATCCGTTAAGCCCCAGAAACTCCCAGAGCATCTCAGCGGCATAGGCCTGGACTGCGGCCACCGGGTGGACGCCATCGTCAGCCCCGAAGATGGTGTTCATCTCGGCATGCGTTCCCAGGAGGTGGTAGCTGTCGAAGTACAGATACGACGCCCCTTTGTTGCCGCAGAAGCCCTTCAGGTAATGCCCGGACCTCATCTTGAGCGAGTCGTTTAGGGTTCTCGGTGTCGACCCAATGAACAGCTTGTCGGCGTATGGACTCGACGCATCAAGAATGCCCACCAAATAGTTGAACGACGCATCAGCCGCTGCGCCATCCCCGAAGTCGTCGTCCATCTCAAAGGTGATGAGGTCAGCGTTTATGTCAGTCAATGCCGCCTGCCAGATCGCTCGCCCCTGCACGGATGCCGTTGCATCGGCCAACAAAAGGCCACCACGGTTCATGGTCTGATACAGGTCCAGACCGGACACGGTAGTGTTGCGGGTATGCACAAAGAGTATCCGTACCGAGCCGCCAGAAACGGTGGTCAACACGGCGGCAGTAGCCACTGCTTGCGTGTAGGAAAGAACGCCAAGACCAGTGACATCGGCAGCAGCGGAGACGGTTGCCACAACGGTACCGCCGACGGAAAGGTTCAGCGTGCCGGCAGAGGGTTCTTTGATGTAGTACACCTTCACATCAGTAAAGGTTGGCGAAGATCCCGAACGCACCCAAAGTGCTGACGCGCCATCATTAAGACGACTGACGAGCCCAGTAGGCCAATACTGATACTGAAAAGTTTCCGCCGTCACGAGCGAGGCGGTGCTAAGCGAGAGGTCATAGCCGCCGGTGGGCGGCCCGTCCCCAGAACCTGTGCCAGCACTGTTGACGCCACTCATGTTGACCCCGCCCATCCTGCGATCCAGCGAGGCGTTGAGCTGAAGCATTTTTGCCCCGGCCAAACTGTCACCAAGAATGATCACCCGCAGATGACTAATAGACGATGCTGCCGCAAAAAGCTTGCTGAACACTTTCCTCGGTTTTCGCAGATTCAGCGCTAGGGCCGCGCTGACAGTAGTCCCCTTGTCGCCGATTAAATTCGCGCCTTTGGTGGCATCGTCTGCGCTGGCAAGTTCCAGCTCTAGACCCGCCGATTGCTCCAGAGACAAGCGGGCTTGCTTTGCAATTGTCGGCACCGGCCCTGACTCAGTAACAACATCGGTCGCGGCATCGCCATGAATATATTGATGCTGTTTTTCCGCCGCCCCACGCGAGCGCTGTGCCGCTTCCGACAACTGCACGGCGTAGCTCTCCAGCGCTGCTATATCAGTCATCATCTTTCTCCATTGGCCCGAAGGGCTGCATAGCCTTGGGCAACTGCGTACTAGCCTTTAGTGACGTTGGTGCCACTTCACCGGCAGCGATGCCGTAGCGAAGCAACCCCATGACCGAGACGAAATCGGCCTGGCTCGAAATTCTTTGCAAGCTATTGGTCCTCGATGCCGATCACGGCGGCGGGCACCACGTAATGGACGACATTGAACAGCTGGTCCACTTTATCGGCGATGCCGTCGACGACTTCTTTGCCGTAGCCAAACACCACGTCTGTATTTGCTGGTCGCCGACCGGTAATCCGAGACTCCATTGCCGCATTAGTGAATGCCAAAAGCGGCGCATTCACGCGCCAGGTGAAGGGCCAGTCGCCTGAGTAGATCGGGTCGCCCGTATTCAATAGGCCAACGACTGGAGTTCTGAAGGTCTCGACAGTGGCCTCTACGCCTAACAGGGAAGCCATCCGAATGAAGTAAGGAATAGACTGACCGCCCAGGTCCGCCATGGCGGCCTCAACTGCCTGTACACGGTCATCCATGGTGGCATCGGTCGCAGCTGTGAGGTTGTACACCCGCTCCCAGTCAGAGAGATAGGTTGCGGCCGAGGCCGGAAAGATCGCCGCCCCGACTGCCTCCAACGCCGTCAGCGCGTCGCCGAGGGCTACGCTTTCAGCTGTTAGCTGAGCCAGAAGTACTTCGCCCTTTGGGTCATAAGAGACAGGCGGGAGTAATGCCTGGAGCTGCTCTATAAGTAGATCGCTCATGTCATGGGCTCCAGGGTGACGGTACCAAGACGGATCCACTTGACCATCGACGAGTCACTGGACGCCGATACGTTGGCCGCAGGCGTAACCAGGTCGAAGTCCAGGACACCGGCTAGGCTGCTGATTGCTGCTGTAAGGCGAATACGATAAAGGGTCTCCAACGGTGCGAGCGGATCGATGACACCAGCAGCCGCCGACTCGACAGGGCTTTGCAGATCCGCCAGTACGTAACCGACTGCCGGTGCCAAACGTAGCGTCAAGTCCACACTGAGCACGGCAGGAGTAAACACCCAAATATCAGCCCCAGCCGGAGCCACGCTATCGATATAGGCCTGGCATGCGGCGATGATACCCGCTGACGAAGGTCCGCCTGCCGAGGTGATCACCACATCAATAGAGTTACCACCACGGCGCTTGGGAATGACCAGCACCGTGGATACACCGTCCACCGACAACGCCCAGCGCCGGTAGTCGGCCATGTTTCCGCCGCTCGGCGGGTTGCGGAGTATGTCCAGGTAACGGGCTAAGAGACTCTCTTGTTTCTCATCGTCAGTACCGCCCTTGAGCGCTGCCAGTGTGCAGGCACTGTCCACGCCTAATGGTGGGCTGGTGAGAGTTGCCGCCCCTTCCAAACCGTTGAGCGCTGCGCCGGTATCGGTCGTGGTTACGGGCGCAACCGCAGTGCCATCAGCGGCAAAGACGACCGTTGCCGTGGTTGTGAGCACGATGCCGCTAGCATTATGACGGGCCTGAGATGCGGCCAGGAGTGTACGTCCGGCTGTGCCAGTGAGAGCGATAGTGCTACCTGCTACGGTCGCCGACTTCGGATACACGCCACGGGTGGCGGCGTGCTTTTTGAGTTCGTCGAAGTCCGCGCTATCAGGGAATATCTGCCTGGCAGTCCAAGCACTTTGCTGGTGGATACCTTCTGCCACTGCCGAAACCGAGCTGGCGCGCACGTAGTTGTCGCTGTCGCTGGTGATGTCGGCGTCCGGTAACAACGACCGTATATCCCGCAGTGCGCGAGTCCGAATGGTTTCGAATGAAGGAGCGGAGTAAGGCATCAGATCACGCTCACAAGATGTTCAAAGGTCTGGCGACCGGCCGGGGCTTCGACTTCAATCAGCAATCTCAACCAACCGTCGTGCTTTTGTTCGGCGGTCACATCAATAGAGGTTGCCCTGCCGTCATCGATTAGGTCCTTGAGCGCCTTCTGGGAGTACTGCACGGCCAAATTACCTACGCGGTCTTTGTCTTTTTCCCGACGCAGCTCATGGAGTCGCGAGCCCAGTAACGGATCGGCCCAGTAACTACCTAGAGGAGTCCGAAGGCGCAGGTACACGGCGTTTGCCAGCGTTGAAATTCGCTGGCCTGTCAAATCGCCTGTAGTTGGGTTTATGCCTGCGTCCATGGGGAAGCAGAATGCCTCGCGTGCGTGTGAAGCGGCGTTTCGTGGCGGCGTAAGAGCCGTTCGGTAGACTTACTGTTGCTGAGTGGGTGTTGGGCTGTTGCCATGCTGGTGTCCGTTATAGATCTCGCGGTCGGCCTGCATGCTTCGGGTATGGTCGATGACTTCACCAGCAGACTGGATGTTGCCCTCCGCTTGCACTTCGCCAGTGGTCTCAATCAAGGGCGTTTCGAATCGAACCTTGGTACCGGCTTTGACCAGGAGCGTTTCTGTCACGACCTCGATCACTCGGCCGCGTTTGAGGTGCACGTGGTCGCCCTCATCGGAATAGATGGCCACTTCGCCATCCTGCAACGTAATGCGGTACCGGGCGTCTTCACTGGCGATAACGACTGTGTGTTTGCTGTTTCCACCCACTGGGACGGCAATGTATTCCGCACCTGGTAACGGCGCAGAAGTGAAGCCGTAGTGCTGGAACAGCTCACCCGCGACTGACTCGTCAGCCAAGCCCTGCATCTCCACACCGATCAGCTTGCCATGTGTATTGCGAGCGGCCACAGCACGGAACGCCTGGCGATAGTTCACTCGCTCGTTTTTGGCTTGCTCACGCATCATTCGCCCCATGCTGCGCATCAACCTCTCCTTATTTCTTCAATGAAAGCAGCGTCTTGATTGACCTTGCCCTTGTGTTTCTTCAGGGGGTTACCGTCAAGAACCCACATTTTGTCTTCGCGAAGCCGCAACTCTGTTATTGCGCCTTGCCGGGTCAGTCGTAACGTCCTGGACATCAAGAAGAACACCGCATCCAGGCTGTGCGGCTGGCTGCGAACAATCACCCGCTGACCAGGTGTCCATACACGGCCGTTGCCGGCTCGATGACCTTTGACCACGGCCCGGATCTCGAAACCCTCCAGCTTGCTGTCAGCGAGAACCTTGCGGGCACGGGTGGTGGCCATGTCCTGACTTTCGCTTGAACTGTCGATCACCACCTTGGGGCGAAAGATCCCACGGCGGGCCAGGCTCTCGTCCTGGACAACAGAGCGCAGGTGCGAGCGGGTAGTGTCGAGTCCGTCATTATCGTATTGCCCGTGCTGGCCGAGGACAGTCACCTGGCTGAATCGACCTGCGATAGAACGGCGTACAGAAAGACGCTCTACGTTGTTGCCCTGACCATCGAGACGCAGAACCAGCGTGCCAACAGGAGCCGACGTATAGTCAGGGCCACCGACGACGAGCAAGCCGTCGGGCTCGACCCAAGGCCATAAGCCGTTGGCCTCGGCCACCTGCAGGAGAGCCTCCCATGCGGTTTGACCCGGCTCGATTTGGACGCGGCGCCTGATTTTTTCGTTGGCCGCTCGAATCTCAACACGGGTGATCCCTAGCGGCGTTACGACCTGTTTGATGATGTCGGCTAGCGAGGCCTCGCGCATGGAGACAAACGGAGTTGAACAATCAACCAGCACAGCAGCTTTGTCCCGGCCGGTGACTCGGATCGCGATACCTCGGCGCGAAATGTCGTGCTCGAACTCATCAATCTGACCGGTCAATACACGGTCCCGACCCAGAGTCAACTCACAGCTAGCACCTTCAACCAGGACGCTCGGCAATTGGATTGTGTCGCGGGTGAACAGCTCCAATTCAAATGCGTCGGAGGGGGTAAGCAGGTCGGATTCTACCGACCAACTGTCCCAGGTCTCATTGGTAAGGCCTCCAATGGAAAGCCGGATAGATTCTTCAGTTTGCATAAGCCTTCAGAACCGTTCCGGCCGCTATCCCATAAGGCGTGCGCAATGTTGGATTGAGGCGCAGCAGCTCGGCAGCACGAGTGTTATCTCCATACCAACGATGGGCGAGCAAGCGCAGGCTTACCGTGTTATCGACAACACGTGCGATCAATGGCGGATGCTGCAGGATCACCTGGCGCGCCCGGAGCTGGATCAGCGCAGCTATCGTGCGAAGGCCTTCGATGACCGGAAGCGCGGCCTCGATGTCGTACAGGCGTCGATGGAGAAGGATTGCGGCCTGGACCAAACTACGCACCAGGTTAACCAGGCGCTCCAGTTCCTCTGGACTCAGTGTTAGGTGATCAGACTCGGCCTCGATCACGACACCCACGGCCTCGGCATAGCTCAGGGCCAGCTCCGTGATTACCAAGACGACCAGACCAAAACCAATTGCCTCAAGAGGGTCCGAAGGCATCGAGTCCGGCACCGAGTCCTCGCCTGGCTCTTCACCCTGGCGAGCCTTGACTAGCAATGCTGATGCGATTCGCGCCACGTCGGCGGGAAGCGAAGTTGCACCAGGTATCGTCGACGGCACGCCTGACCTGGCTAACAGTTCAGTGGATGAGCTAGGAGTACTTCCCTGAATGGCGGCACGGATCTCGGTGGGCGTGCGAGTTAAATCAGTAAGCGGGTCGAACGCGGTGGAGGTACTTTTGGCCATGGAGGCGACCCCAGACACCACGCCCAGGATCTGAGAGCGCATTTGTTGCAGACGCAATGTGATGCCTGGCAGGCCAAGCGCTTTCTCAATCAGTCCTGTCCAGCCACCACCAATCCATGACTGAATTTCAGACACTAACGAGTCGAGTCGCCCGAACAGATCGAGAACGCCGTCCTGCCAACTGGCTTCATCTGCCATTTCAAGTGTGGCCAAGTCGACGAATTCAAACTGTCGAGCGAAGAAAGCCTGACCAGGTGTGTGCTCCAGGAACTGCAAAGCGACTTCGGCGTAGTCTGGCCGCTCCGCACGATGGCTCACCTGGTACGTTGCATTTACGACAGTCACACTGCCATAAATAGGATGGATCAGCTCAGCACTGCCACGAGTGTCTAACGCTCGAAGTAGAGTCTGCAGTTCAAGCAAATAGTTCTCGCCGAAGATCACCGCCTGCAATGCAAACTGACGAGGGCCGCGCCCTAGATCTTCGACATCATCACCGTCCACATAGGGCACGCCGTGCTGGCCAAGAGAGCGTTGCCCAGTCAGATCCTCTGCCATCACATTAAACGGTACGCCGCGATAAGAGGCGTCCAGTAAGTCTTTAGCCCAGGTCATTGCCCGCGCCTCAACTGCACGTCAAGGCGGCGTTCCAACTCCGCAAAAATATAGTCCGAGTCAGTCCGTATCTCGATTACTAACGGCTTACCCATCAGTTCGTTTAGCCTTTGAGCGGCTGCGATGGTGGCCATGCCGGAGTCAACCGCTCGGCCAGCCACACCCGCCGCCCAACTGTTCGCGCCGGATACCGAACCGCCTACCGCTGTCAGGCCGGTTTCATTCTGTGCCAGGCGCCGGGCCTGCTCTGATGCCCAGTTGGATGATTGGCCGGGATTCTGTTCCAGGAGGGATATGCGATTGCGATAAAACGCTGTTTGGTAGGTGCGCTGGCCATCGTCGATCAGTTTATTGCGTGAAACCATGGCCAGGCGGTCTTCGTCGGTATTCTGACCCGTTGAGCCTCCGAGTTGAGTGGCTGTGAGTCCGAGCGCAACCGGCCCTAGCCATGGTGCGATAAAGCCGCCCGGTTTTCCTTTCTTACCCGGTGCGGATTCACCTGGAAGATCGGGCACACTAGCACCGGCAAGCATCCCGCCCGGCCAGTTGGTGACGAACACCGATGTGACCCCGGTAGCCTCCTCGAGTACCTTACCCACGGCTATGTTTTTTATGGTCTCCGGGCCACCGAGAAACTTGTTAAGCAAGGCTCCTGCGCCAGCTTTGGCACCACGCCCCGCGTAATAACCGCCGACGCCAAGCGCTGCGCCACCTGCCAGCATCTGTTCACCTGACAGTTTCAAATCATCCAGGAGGTAACTTCCAAAATCAGCAAAACCCCTGTTCAAGGGTATGGCCATGCGGTCAATCGCTTGGCCAAGAGTGGCTTTCATCCTGGAGGCTGTACCGCTGGCGCTCCCGACGTTTTCCTTTAAGTCCTGATTATATATAGGGCCAGCTTTATCAAGCGTTTTCGACCCAGACTTGAAGTCTTCCAGTCGCTCACCTGTCAGCATACTTCGCCATCCGCGAACAGTATCCTGATCCATTCCTTTGAAAACTACGCCCATAAACCGGGCTCGTTTCTCATCGGTTTTCATCGTTTCGTACTTGCGTTTTACGTCGCTGAATACTTGCTCCGGGTTGCGGGTGCTCTGATCTGCATTAAAGAACGGAACCCCGGTAGTTTTAGTAACTTGGTCTCGATACTGCTTGTTATCAAACACTCGCAAAGTTGACTGCACCAGAGTGCCCAGTCTCTCCGGTTGCGCTTCCACTTTTGACAAGCTCTCCGTAAATGCAAGGGCTTGGGACAATGACATGCCAGCAGCCTTTGCACTCGAACCGATTACTGGAAAAAGACTGGAAAGGTTTTCTAGCTCCGCGCTGCCTAAGCGACCGGCAACTGTCATCTTTTGAAGAAAATCCAGAGCAGCGCCTTTCTTGCTTAAGTCAATATCGAATGCGGAACCACCTGTCATCAATGCTTCACCGAGGACTGCGGGATTCGCACCTGTAACAGCAGCCGCTTGGCCAATAGCGTCACCGCCATCTTTGGCAGCTTCATAGTTAAGGCCCGAAGCGATCAGTGTATTAAAGCCGGTGTCTACCTCTTCGCGGCTCACGCCGTATGCCTTTGCAATACGCCAACCTTCGTTTCTCCATTCGTCTTTTTGAGCCAGGGTCATTCCCGCAGTCTGCTGAGTTCTTATCAACTGGCGATCACGCTGCGCGCTACCCGTTAAACCTGACACCACACCCACACCCACACCTAAACCAGCCAATTGGCCCTGTGCAGTCGACCCCAATCCTTTGATGCGGTCGAATTCTCGACGAACACCCGCCGCCACCGTTTTCAGTAGGCGTAGGTTGCGGCCTCCGTTTTGAGCGAGACGACGAAAGCTGTCATCGGTGCGTTCAACACTACGGCGCAGTGGTTCGGTGCCTTCCTTCGCGGTACGTACCAATTCTGCTTTGGTTTCGCGCGCAGCCTGGCGGCCGATCTGACCCATCTGTTTAAGGTCAGTCTGTGTTTGGATTACACCTTGGCGAAAGACGTTTGAGCCCTGGGAGGAAGTATCCCGCATGGCCTGGCGGATAATCTTGTAACTGGCCGCACCGACTTGCCCCGTTTTGCTCAGTGCAGTGGACGCTTTGTTGCTGTCGTCAGCTAGAGCCTTGGCACCATCTTTACCTGCCTTGCGCAGGTCACGCTCAAGTGCCTGAACCTCACGTCGGCTATTGCCTGAGTTGGCCTGGATGCGTAACGCGACGCGCAGATCGGAACTCATCTAAGTTACTCCAGGTATAGAATTACGTATGCATGAGAGGCCCATAGTTGGGCCTCATTTGCTGTCGACTTGGCTTTTTTTCTTCAACCGCTTACTGACGTAGCGTTTGCCTTTGCGCTTACCTATCACCAGATCGATGCGGTTCTCGACCTCTGCTTTCGACATGCGCCGGATTTCCTCTAATCGGTATCCGTGCCGGACGAGGACGTGCTCGATGCTTCGCCAGTCGGCGATGCCGCGCTCGGCGGCATGAGCTTTTTTTCAAGTTCTTCATCCGCTTCAGCAATCAACGCCAGATCCGATTCGGCCAGCGACTCGCGCAGCAGATCGGTGGTCAGTGCCTCAATCGGAATGTCACCAACCGACAACAACTGGTTACGGTAGACCTCCAGTGTCACCAACTGAAGCGGCCCATTGGGGTGCTGCTCCTGAGCCTTGATCAGGTCACCAGTCATACCCACACGCAGCGTGAACGCCTTATGAAAAGTGCCTGCGTAAAACACACCGATACCCAATGCCTTAGTGATGGTCAGGCCTTCCCATTTTTTTTCGATCTGACTCACAGCATCACTCCTCGTAGTAGTTCAAAGCGCTGACAGTCAGGTCGCGAGTGGCTTCGCCTTCGACCTGGTACTTGCTACCCATCTCGACCAAGGAGCAACCAGTCCAGGTCTCGCGCTTTCCACCACCCTCCTGCGGATAGATCGTGATTTTTGCGTCAACCAGGGCACGCCAGTTGGGTTCCCCAGCTTTCGGAATGGCTACGGAGATACGCAGATCGTGTTCCTCCATACCCTTGGCCGTGCCCAGCGGTTTACCGGTACGGTTCATCGTTTTGACGATGGTGCGACCGGTTTTGAGCGTGGGCTCCAGGCTGGTTACTTCGTAATCGGTGCCGTTCAGCTCCATTACGATTAACCCTACATAGGTATCAGACATCTAATGTCACCTCTTACAAGATCAAGTCGATACGGCCAGCGAACACGTGCAGACCGTTGACGACATCGGCGGGGATGCTGGAGTTGAGGCGGCTTGCGCTTTGAGTTGAACGCTCGACCACCAAACCTGGGGCATTGGCGTCGACCTCTTCGACGATCTCCAGCTCTTCCAGCTTTTTGAGAACGTCCAGCAGCTCGCCACGAACAGCCGCCGGGGTCTTGCTGGAAAGTTTCGAGCGAGGGTATCGGAGTCTGATACGTGTCCGGCATGCGGTACGCACGTAGTAAAAGGTGCGCATGGTGGTCAGATCGAGCAACGACTCGTCATCGGCCCCTGCAGCCGACTTCGTGTAAGTGCTGATCGCTCGAACAATCTGAACGACATCACCTGCGGCCACTTCCAGCGGGGTTATACCGTTAGCCAGTGCGGTTTCCTGCTCGGTGCGGCCGAGGCGGCTATTAATCGCCGGGGCGTTGATACCAGTCAAAACTAGAGTGTTGAGTGGCCGTGCCGGATCTTCCTCGGACGCGATGACTGCGGCGTAAGCCGCTGCGACCTGGCGTGCGGTTGAAGTGGTTCCTGGCAATAGTGCGACGCTGATCGCCCCCGCATTAAGTGCGGTAGCCAGTGCAATCGACGATGACAGGGTCGAAACCACCGCGCCAACACCAATAATGCTTTGTTGCTCAATGGAGTCAGTGTAGGTGTCGATGTGAGTCCGAAGAGCCGTCATTGCTGTTGCACTGAACCACGCCGGTACCAGGATGGTGAATCCACCCAGGGCCGTAGCATCCAACGCGGGCGCAATGTCAGGCTCCGCATCGCCTTGGACGACGACACCGACTATTGAGATAGCCACATAGCGGTAGGCCTTGATGGCGGCATCAACCATTTCGGCGGCGACCGCCCCGGCCAAGGTTTTTGCCTCGGCCGCACTGTAGACCTGGGTTGGAACATTGGCTGCGAGGGTGGCGCCAGCGCCCAGCGGCACGATCAAACAAATGCTTTGCGCGTTGGTTGGTAGGCTCCTGACGGCCAGGCTGGTGTTGAACTCAAAATAAGCGCCCGGCTTACGGATAGAGGCTGGGATAGTGTCGAAGGCGATGCTCATTCAGCAGGCTCCTGTGTGGTCTTTTTGGCACTGCTACGGCCCTTGCTGAGTGACAGCTCGCCTGCGGCAATGCGACGACGGTAATAAGAGGTGCTCGGCACCTCGACGGGATCTTGGCCTGGCTCGATATGTTTACGGGGATCATCCTCCCTCGGGACCATGTGGCCGGGTGCGGCGGTGACGAGCATTACAGTCCCTCCAGATTAATGATGTCGCTGGCAACCGGTTCAGGTTGACCAGGTTGTACGTAAACCATGTCGATGCCTTCCAGGTCCGGCAGGTCCTGCTCTGGCTTGGTCCAATCCAACTCAATCGAAAACGATTGCCCCAGGACCGACATGTAGTCGCTTTGAAACTTGCCGTTAACCAGGTTGGATAACTCGGTTGGCTCAATGCGTGCTCGATCCGGCCAGGGTTGCCAGTCCACAAGCTGGTGCATGCAGGCTTCCCAAAGCGCATAGCTGCCAATATCTGTGGCTGTTGTCCCGCGCCTGGTCTCCCGTTCACCCCGTGGATGGCGCGTAACGATCACAAGGCGAAACGTGATCGGAACGCCGTAACGACTTTGGCTACGCTTACGAAACACGGCCCTTGGCACCATCAGCAGTACGGCCGGGCAGCGCTTGAGTAAGCCGTCTAGCAAGTCCGGGTCGCCCAGTTCACCGCCGTAGCTGTCAACGGTAAGGCGGTGGACCTTCGGAACCAGCTCCCTCAGGCGAGCCACAATCAAGTCCTCCAGCTCGCCCAGCATTACAAGTTCCTCAACGTGGTACGGCTCATCAGACGAGGCTGGTGGCTGATCTGCAGGCGAGACTCGCCGCCGTCAGAAGCCCCGCGTTCCTTGTCCTCTGCGGCCAATGTTTCCAGCCGCTTAAGCACGTCTTTGTAGAGCACGCGCACGGTCGACTCTTCCTTGCCCGCATCGTCGTACAGGTGATAGCGGGCGATCTCGGCCAGATCGGCAGTTACCCATTCGGGGGCCTCCTCACCGGCCGGCCGAAATCGCAGGTAAAACGACACCTCACTACGTGCCCGCGTTACGGCGTCGGCGATCCTGGCCAGCGTCGCAACGGCGATGGCCACGTCCTCAGGCGGCCATTCGTCCAAGGGCTGGCCAGCAGCAGCGGCCACCACTAGCGCCGGTTCGATAGCACGCGCGGTGTCCGGCACCGCCACTTCCGTGATGTCGCGGGCGCCGAAGCGGACAAGTAGCTGGCTGGCGGATGGCAGTGAAAGGTTCACTATTGACCTGCCTTGGCTTTGCGGGATTTCGCAGGTGGTTTCTCTGCCAGTATCTTGGCCGCTTCACGCGCCTGATCTTCTTTGAGGGCGTCTTCCCAGAGAGAATCAAGTTCGCCGTCCGGCGCTTCTATCGCCTTGGCTAGTTCATATGCCCGATCCTCCATGAGGGCCTCTTCCCAGAGGGCATCAAGTCCGATATTGCCCGCACCTGGGGCGACGGGCAGAAGCACTCCATCACCCAGAGCTGCAGTGTTTGCTTCAAGCGTCTGCGACTGAACGTTTTGTGCGGTGTTGGACGCTTCCGGTAGCGCGGTGGACGACGTAAGTGCATGGCGCGGCTCCCACTCTGGCTCCAGATCTACTTCCACGCAGGCGACAATCAACTGAGGCTCTTTGACCAGGGCATGCCATTGCTCAGACGTGAAGTCGCCCGGTTGCCAGGTGATCGGCTGGTCGGAATGGCCGACGCCGCAGCGACGAAAGCCATTTCGCCTGGCGGTAATAACGATGACAGTCGTCATGACGCCCCCTTAGGCCTCGCCAGTCGAGCCGAACGCCAGTTGCCAGAAGCCATAGCCACCGGCTGCCCGTGCTTCTGCCCCGAACTTGAATTTTTTACGACTGAAGACATCGTCCGCTTGCGGATCGGTCTGCTGGACGAAGTCCGGCGCCTTGCGTTCCTGGTAGATGAACGGGCGAACAGGCTTGCTGGTGTCCAGCAGGAACCAGGCGGTGTCCGAGATGATACGAGTGGAGACAACCAGCTCGGCAGTACCTTTGTAGAGGTTGACCTTGCCGTCTTCCAGGCGATCAGCAGTCAGCAACGCCTTAGCGGTGTCTTCCAGGCCAGGCCCGACCAGGAGGATTGTTGGACGCACATTCAATGGGCGGCCATCATCGTCCTTGAACTTGCCCATGGCAGTACGGGCCGCACCGTAACTGGCCTTGGCTGCTGCCTGGGTCGCAATAGACAGCGCGGCGGTCCCCTTATTACTGACGCTGCCCTTACCGACGGGATGGTCCGTGTCGAAGAAGTACTGCTTGTCATAGCAGAGGTTGTCGAAGGCACCGTTGACCAGCTCGTACACAAGTTCATCGGGCAACTGCTTGGCCGAGAATCCAGCCATTTGTGCCTGGGGCGCGTAGATGCCCAGTTGATCGTCTTCAATATGGTTACGGTCGACCTCGACGGTGGCTTCGAAATCTTCGTTTTCCACGGTATAGGCGTAAGCCTTCAGGCTTTTGACGTGCTTTTCCCCAACCCAACGGCGCATCTTTGGAAACGCCGACAACCAGGCGTAAATGTTACTGCCGGTGGAGCTGGGCACCTTCATAGCGATCTTTTCCCAGGTACTGGGAGCGGCCGCAAAGGCATTGTTAAACAGGGTTTTCAGGGCAACAAAGGCCAACTGAATGGACGATTTGTTAACTAACATGCGCAATGCGCTCCTATATATAGAGGGAGTTACTCAACCCATACGCCGTCGGCATCAATACCGACGATGCGTCCTGCAGCGGATCGGGTGCCGCCTGCATCAGCAGCCGCAACGGTTTCGTCGTCGACGATGTAAGCGGGCTTGAACAGGTGCGCCTGGGTGACGGTGCCGTCATTGGCCCAAAGGAATGCCTTGCCATGGCGGATCTCGACCTGAGCAGCACCAGCGGCGCCGTCTCGGTTGTCGACAAACTCCTCGGCGCGGCCCAGGTAGGACAACCCGAGGGCAGTCGAACCAGGTGCAGCAAAGCCAGTGGCCGATGCGACCACCAGAGAGCCTGCGAAGATGCGGACGTTGGCGGCGACGGGCACCACCAGCACTTCGGTGGACTTCATCGGCGTATTACGATCTTGAGTCAGCGGCACGGGTTACACCTCGCTCTGCTTGGTTTTGGCGAACTCGACCGGATCAACACCCAGCTGGCGGCACATGGCTTGTTCTTCGGAGTTGAGTGCGGTGTTGGTGTTTTCGGGTTTACGACCACCCAGGTCAGTGGGGTCAGCAACAACCGGCGCGGCATCCACGAAGGCTTTGAAACGAGTCAAGCCCGCTTCGTCCTGGCACATGGCGCGGTGGTAATCCACGGTCGCCGGGGTGATCTTCCCGGCCTGAGTGGCCGCAGTAATGACCGCGTCGACAGCCTTGGAGTGTTCTGTTTTCTTGTGCTCGGCGAGTGCCTGTTCGGCATTCATGGCGCGAGACTCCAGCGCGTTGTAATCAGCGCGAGGCACGAACCGCTCCAGGTTGCCCGACTCACTGTTGAGTGCCTGGTTAGTGGCGTTGAGTTTGGCGGTGGTGGCCGTAAAGACCTGTTCTGCGGTCGCCGTCTCAGGCAAACCAAGCAGTTTTAAAAGCTCTGGTGAGGGTTTCACAGGGACATTCTCCAATTGCTCTTGGTTGAGAGCTGTCATGACGAGGTTGGGGATGTTGGTAAGGGCTGCGCTGACCATGCGCACGATGCGCTTGGTCTCATCGTCGTAATCGAAAACAGGGGAAAGGAAGCGGTACTCTTTGTTTTCAACCTGGAGTTCGCCGCGTGGCGTCCATTCGGCCAGGCCCCACAAAGCACCGTCGCGTATCTCCAACTGTTTGATCCAAGCACCGGCCGGTGCTTCCTGGCCAAGAGGGGCGCGGCGCTGAGTGGCATGCTCCCAGTCGATGGGCAAATCGATTGCCCGGCTGGAAAAGTTGGTTTGCACGAACTGATGGGCCACGTCGTCGAACAGCCAGGTGCGGCCGTCACGGCCAACAACGGTTGGGCCTGCGGGAATGAGTTCCACCCACTCGGGCGCCTTCCCATCGGAAAGCTCGACGGAGCTGTAGATCTCGGAGTTAACGGCGAGTTGAGTTTTCATGCCGCCAGTGTCGGCGGGCTATCGAAGGCGGGGAGTTTCGGCGCGGCGTAAGGTTTTAATCCGTGTTGCACCCCAGGGCGGGAATACACCGTCTGCCCATTCTATACGTAGAGAATGGGGAATCGTGTCTCACGGGCGCGTTGTGGTTGGCATTCTGAGCCAATCTAACGCGGGTCTAACGGTTGTTGCTGACCCTATCGGCGGCGGATGTACCGCGAACAGCTCAGCGCGCCGCAAAAACGATTACAGACGATCAACCTGTAAAGCCTTCTGTGAGGTAATCGCCCACGATGGCCAGGATTTCGGTTTCATCCTCCGAAGACAGGCCAAGATATGGCCGGGCTTGCATTTCCGTAGAGCTTGCACCTCGGGTTGCCCACTGGGAAAAGTTGGATTTGTTCTTTTTTACGAAGCGATTGCCCACTGATCCATCTTTCCCCTGACGGAAGTAGACCTGCTGTGACCTGGCTGCCTGCTCGATCTTGCCGCCCAACTGGTGGATAGCGCCGTACACACGATCAGTGCCAAACGCCAGTTCGTTGTTGCTGACGTTGTGGCGCAGGGTGTCTTGCAGCGTGCCTTTCTCACGCAGGATGCGACCACCTTTCTTGCGGGCCAGGGTCGACGGCGCAAGCGGCGCCCAGGGCGAGCCGTCCGGGGCGACCTGCTGGCGAAAGCGGTCATCCGTGGATTGATGCAGGTATTCGGCTATGTCGTTGAGTGGCGTCGTCAGATCGCCCAGGCGCTCGATCAGGTCATCCAGGCTCTTGCCCACCGACGTTGTATCAACGGATACCTCAAGCATTGAACCGGCCATGTGTTGCTCCTATTCAGTACGCCGATAAAGCAGAACGCCCAGGCGCAACGCCTCAAGGTACTGCTCACTGTCATCTACAAACCCGGTGACACCGGTCCAGCCGTCCGCGCCCTGATCGAACACGGCCACGGCACGTTCGGCCTTACCCTTTACCTGGACGTGCGCCAGGAAGCGGCGGCGCAGTACCGCCTTGCCCTGGTCGGGTTGCCATTCCAGACGTGCCCATATTTCGTCGGGCGTCTTGATGGCTTCAGCCAACAAGAGGAGTTCACGTGCTTTGATTTGCTGAGGCAACGCTATTGCGCCGGTTTTGGCACCGCTGAACATCTCCCGGCCGATGACCAGGGCATCACCGGTCACATCGCGGAATACTGCAGGTGCCGCATCGGTGGCGCCGAACTCGCCCAGGAACTGGGTCAAAGCGTTTGCTGCAGGCACTTTGGCAGGGAGCAGGCGCTTTGCCGGCACCGGGCGAGGTTGCGGTAAAGGGCCACTCGGCTGGCGGTTGGGCAACCCTTGCCCAGGGGCCGGAGCTGCTGACGGCGCAGGCACAAGGTCACGGGTGCGCAGCTGGGGCACGGAGTTCGCCAATCGGGACTGTCCTGGTGAGTATTCGAAGCCTGGATCAATCCCCTTAGGTACTCGTACAGTGCGCGGGCCGTTGGGGCTATTCGTGCCAATAACCCGATCCTCCCACTCAACGGCGGGCGCCGGGCCAATCGTCAGGCCTTGGCGCTCCAAGTCCCTGGCCGAGAGCATGAACTTCTTGCACTTGCAGCCCCAGCCGTTTTGCGGCGTATGGGTTTCCCACCATGGGTCATCGAGCGGCAGTGTGATGCCGTTCCAGGACAAGTGCATAGGCCGTGGGTGAGCACTGTCGCCATGACGGTAAACCGCGTAGGGGCGGCGCTTGCGCAATTCCGGATCTGCCATCTGGGCTTCGCGCCCAGCGTTGTAGGACTGGCGCAGATTGGTTTCCCAGATGACATTGGTGCGCCAACCACGCTCGCCCTGGTACTGCCAGCCACGTTTGCCCACGACCTGGTCAAAGTCTTTGCGGAACTGTTCCAGGGTGGTGCCGCTGGCGATTGACTTCTCGACGGCGCCCCGCAGATCGGTCAGTAGATCCCGTTTGACGGCGCCCGCCACGACAAAGGCGTAGTCGTGTTCGGCGGTGTAGGTGTCCGTCCAGGTACGGGTTGGCAGGTCGACCTTGCCACGGAAGTAGTCGATCTGTTCGTTAAAAGGTAATGAACCATGGGAAACTGACATCTATCACCCTCTACTACAGACAAGCGCAGTCAAGCGCACGCAGGGAGAAATCATGGAAAGATTGGAGTTTGAAAGCGGCCGCCCCTTACCTGACGAGTATCTCCTTGAACTAGGTCGCATGATGGCAATGTGGCCACATTTGGAGTTCGGGTTGGATCTAGTCATTGGCAGGCTCATGGGGTTTGACCTTCACGATGCAAGGCCTGTAATCGCTTTTGCACATGCTAACTTTCAGCAGCGAGTGGAAATTTTTTCGACGCTGTGCAACAGAATGCAAGCGGATCACATTCAACTGGAAAACTACGACGCCGTGCTTAAGAAGATCAGAGGCGCCCAAAAGGGTAGGAACAAATACGCTCATAATATTATTGCGCTTGATGGTTCTGGAGGGTTGGCCGTAACTCCAATAATGGCGAAGGGAGTTTTCAAGATGGTGCCTGAGCCTGTTCGTCTAAGTGAAATAAAGGAGGTTACGGCCAAAATATTTGATGCTGCGCGTGCTCTTCATGCGTTGGTCGTCCCGCTACAAAACATCAATTCAAATTCTTAAATCAAAAACTCAGAGGCCACGTAGGATGTCATCCCGGCCAGCGAGGCTGGCAGCCACTAGGCCATCAGCAAAGGCATCTGCTAACTGGCTAGTCGTCATCGCCGGATAGGTTTCAATCAACCGGTCGCGAAATTCCTCCAGGCTATGGACAGTGTCGAGCAGTTCTTTGAGCTGCTCGACCATATCATCCATGTACACCCCCACCGTCCGCTCCATCGTCCGCACCTGGTTATCCACGATGTCCGGCGCTACCTTTGGCTTGGCGGGCGTCTGCTCACTGTTAGCCGCCTGAGCCAATACCTTAGAAGGCAAAGCTGCAGGTGCCCCCAGCACCTCCGCGCCTGCAGCCGGAGCTGGGAGATTGAGCTTGTCGCGAATGACCGACTGTTCGACCCTCAATCCAAGTGGCACCAGCTCCTTCAATGCGCTGATAAGAATCTTGATGTCTTCAGGCTGAGGCACATCAATAATCAGCCTTGGATAATTTCGACCTGGTGCAAAGTTCAGGTCGCACCAGGGCCGCACAAAGTAGCGGTTCAGCGTATTTGATTCCGCCTTCGCATCAGCCTGCAGCAGATCCAGTCGTACTTCGTTGTGGATCGTCGCCTGGGCCTGGCTGGAGCCATCGTCAGTGGACATGGTCTGGCCGACCACGGCTTTGCTGACCTGCTTGTCCCACCACTCGGCCAGGCCTTTGAAGAAGTCACCGGCGCCGGCCACGTTCGCAGCCTGGGTGAAGTCGATGCGCATGCTGTCCGGGATCACAGCTGCAGCATCGCTGCCGAGGTTGGCCACCGCCGACATGAGGGTCGCAATATCGTCCTTGCTGGCACCTGGTCCGTATCGCCCAACGCGCATGGGCATGCCGAAGATGTCGGCGAAGCCCATCCAATCCTTCCAGGTCCAGGCTTTGCACATGTAGCCCACAGCTGCCAGGCGTGCCAGGCCACCCCGAATCGGTAGGCCCGAACGGATGCGCGGCAGGTGGACAATGAATTTGTAAGGCGCCAAGGCCACGCCGTTGACCATGTCAGCCTCATCGAGCAGCCGCAGCTCCCGGCCGGTGTCGCGGTCGAACTGGAAGAAGCGCTGGTCCCTTGGCTCAAAGCGCGCTGGATTCCAGGTCTTGCCGCTACGGTCCCACATGATTTCAGAGACGGCGTAGCCTTTGCCCATTGCGTCAGTTAGGTCCGCCTGCAGTTCACCGAACTCCGGCGAGTCGACTATTTCCTTGAGTTGGTCAGCCCGGCGCACGTCCTCTGCGTCGTCGCTAGCGGCTTCGACACGAATAGCCAAGCCCGATATTGCCAGTTTGCGGGTACCTAACACCGAGGCGTAATGCAGATCCCGCTCCTCCATTTCCTCGGCAAGTGTCAAATAGTCGTGGGCATTACCCTCGGTGGCGGCTTGCAAGATGGCGGCGAGGCGACCTGGGGTCAGGCCGCTGGCCACAGACTGATGCCAAACCTGACGTATGCCGGTGGTCTGGGCAGCGGCCAACTCCTCGGTGAGTTTGTCGTACTGGATCGGTCGACCGTATTGGTCGACGATTTTGGATTCAGCCATTACCAAATGCCTTTTTTGGAGCGCCAACCGGCGCCGATCTGGATCTCGCGATCATGCTGGGATGCGGGCTGGACTCGGTGATATTCGATGATCTCGACTTCCTGGCGGGACGCGTAGTCGGCCAGGACTGCAGCGATACCGGCGTCGCCGTGACGTTTAGGTCCGGCCTTTTCGCCTTTCTCGTTGGTCCGCTTTTCCGGGATACGGGCCACGCCCTTGACCATGCGAAAGGCGCGCACGTCGCTGACCACGTCTTTGTCGGCCGGGATGTCGTAGAAGGTGTCGTCTTCCAGGGATGCCTTGAACGGGGGCATGTTGTCGCGATACCAGCCCTCGGTGAGCATCACCCGCTCAATGCGGTTGAACCCAAACTCAATGGCCGTTTCCTCCGACAACTGCGAGCCGTTGCCCCTGGCATCGTCGGCGCCCTTGAGGAAATTGGGTAAGCGACGAATGATGTAGAACTTGATTTGGGCCTGTTGCTTGAACGGGACATTGCGCAACTCGACCACAAAGGGTGTGCGTTTGCGTAGGTTCTGCTCTTTAAGCAGTGGCCAGAAGACCGAGAGGTCACCGGAGCGAGCGAAGTCCATGCCATAAAAACTCTGAACATCCAGAGGGATCGCTGATAGCAGCGGGAGCAAATGCTCCTCGCACCACTCCAGTGATTCGGCAAGGCGTAGGTGTTCGGCAATAGTTTCGTAACCCTGCGGATACGCCAGGCGCAGCACCGGCACGTCGCGGTTACTGCGCTGTTCGACCAGGGCCATACTGAGAAAGGCGCCGCCGCCCTGTGAGGGAACGCAGTCAAGTTCCTCCTCAGCAGCTTCGCCGTAGAAGTCATATACATCCTGAACCCAGGCCGCTTCTTCCTCAGGCTTGTACTCAATACCTTTACGCAGGCAAACCCGATGGTAAAGGCCATCAGCCACAGCTTCTCGAAACGAACAGCGGAACAGCTTGCCCTTGCGCTTGCCTGCCCGAATATCGTTGATCAGTTCATTGAAGGCGTTTTCCGTGCCGTCGTGGGTGCTGATTACATGTACTTCACCGCCCCAAATCAGCAGCGCCAGAGCGGCTTTCAGCAACTCGGCCAAGTCCTGGTGGAACGCGGCTTCGTCAATCACGACAACACCCTGACGGCCTCGCAGGTTGGATGGGCGACTGGTCAGCGCGACGATGCGGTGCCCGCTGGGAAAACCGATGGTGTAAGTCTTGATGTGCTTGTCTGGATCGCTGTCGGGCCAGATACCTTCTTCGATTTGTTCTGCTGCATAGTTGTAAGCTCGCGCCCACATGGCGCACGCCTGGATGTACTCCACAGTCATGTCCTGGTTGTAGCCCAGGTAATAGACGGTCTGACCTCCCGCCGACTTTTCGGATGCTGCGACCAAGACGTTATCTGCCGCCTCGGCCCAGGTGAGACCAATACGCCGAGATTTCTCACCGACCTTGAGTGGGGCACGGATGCCGATCCACTCTTTTTGGTAGTCGAGCAGCACTGCCGGGGCAACCAGGGTGGCGGTACTGTCCAGGATAAGGGGGACACTCACGATGCCATCCCCAGGATTTCCCGCCGGATTTCGTCAGCTGTCGACTGAGTCATCCCGCCTTTCTTAGCGATCTTGTCAACGCGGGCCGCTGCTGTTTCGACCTTCTCCCGCCACTCGGCCTGCCATTTCTTCTGCACCACCGAGGCCTTGCCCAGTTCCGCGACGGCCTTGGCCACCTTGGGCAAGTCCATTTGATCGCCATCACTCATCAGCAGCTTGAACAGGTGTTCCTGGACCAGACGCATCAACGCTTCATTGACGGCACCTTCTTCATCTGGGGCAGCGGCCACCACAGCGCGAGCCTGCTCGCTGGCCATCTTCAAAGCGGAGAGCTTGGACTCGAAGTCCTGACCGTAACGATGCAGTGCCGACTTGCTGATCGAAAAACCCTGGTTCGACAGCTCGTTGGCCAGGGCTTCGTAGTCGCTGAAATTGTTTTCAGCCAACGCCTTATCGAGCCAGTTTTTTACCGACTTGGGTAGGCTGGCGACTTTGCTGCGGGGGGGCATGGCGTCAGCTCCAGTATTTTTCTGGTCGTGCGATACCTGGATTACAGGGAATGGTGTACTCGGCAATGTCGACGCCGTAGTGGGTCAGGCCGCAAATCCATACGCCGATTGGCTGCTTGTTCAGCGTGACCAACTGGCGGTCGGCCAGATAGTCCAGTTCGCGCCGTAGCTCCAGGCTGGTGGCGTCGGGGAAAATGCCCTGGATAGTCGACAGCACCACAGCTTCGTGGGGATCAACGGGCCGAGACGTGTTGAGGGTGAGAATGATGTACCAACGCAGGGATTCCCGGCGCACCTTGGCTGGATCGATGTTCATCAACGTAGTCCTTTGAGCTGTACGTTTTCTAACTTGAGTGCCAGGCCGTCGAGCTTGGCTTCGATAATGGATTGGTTGCGTACCCAATCCTCACGGCGGACGTAGTTCAAAGGCATTTCTCCGCGCAGGCGTTCTAGCCCGATCTCAACCTGGCGCAGCCGTTCACTGTCCTTGTCGACTACGGCAAACCGTTGATCCAGGCGCCGCTCCATTTGCACCAGGAGCATTTTCATCACGCCGACAAAGGCTCCTAGAATGGTCACAGCGATACTGATCATCTGCCACACAGGCATTTCAAAGGTCGCCATTAAGCCTTGCTCCTTTCGCGACGTGTTTGGCACTGCGCGCAACGTTGCACACCAGGTATGGCCTGGCGCCTTTCTTCCGGGATCGGCATATCGCAATCAGCCACCTGGCAAAACTCGGCCGAGGGGCCTGTTAAAACTTCTTGCTGTGCCAAATGAGTCGCTAAAGCGCTTTCGTTGTGCAGAGCTTCGAGTACGCTCGCGTAGTCACTTGCTTTCATTGCGTGTCCAATTGATCAGGCTTGTGAGCTGCGCCCGGCAAACGCCATGCAGCTCGGCATTACGCACCTGGTTGGTCAGGAGTTGTTCCTGGGTGACGCCTGAGTCGAGGTCATCAGTGGTTCCGGTTCCGCTGGCAGGCGCAGGAGTTCGGCCGGAGCTGTTCGGGGTTTGCACTGGGGGAGTGGCGGTAATTCCGTTGGCTGTGTTCCACACGCGGACAAAGCCAGTAGTGAACACAGCAACAGGTAACGGTTCAGGTTTCGCATCCAAGGCGCGACGGTAGAGTGTGGTAACACGGGCAATATCTCCTTTGAGTCGGTCGGTGGTTTTGCGCAGGTTTTCTTTCGTGTCGGAGAGCTGGACAGCCAATTGGTCATTCTTGGCCTGCTCTTTAAGCAGCTCTGCATTCGCCTGTTGCGCAGCACTGGTCGCCGTTTCGGCGTCGCTCTGCTTTTCCTCTGCACGCGCTTGCTCTGCCTTCGCCAGTGCCCTGTCTCCCTCAGACTTTGCTAAGGCATAACCGGCGTCGTATCTGGACTGGCCAAAGTCATCGAGCACTTTAATTGCCATGCCAAGGACGAAAAGAATGGCCAGGATCGGCAGGGATTTCAGGAACAGGTTTTTCATAGGCAGATACCTTTTCCCCAGCCGGCGTCTTCATACAGCCGTTCCCACCGCAACAGGATCAAACGGGGGTATTGACGATTTTCCTTGAAGGCAGCGGCCGAGCGGCCGTTGTTGAACCGCTCGACAGAATTGAACCAAGTCAGCGGATCGGCCCCCTTAGCCGATGCCAACTTGCGGTCTTTAATCACCCAACCCAGACCGCCGTTGTATGCAGAAAGCATCATGGCTCCCTGATCACAGGGCGTACGTGCCTGGACCCGATCCGCCAGCCAGCGGTCATAACTGACCAGTGCTTGCATAGACCAAACCGGGTTATACGGCTCAACCTTGGCGAGAGCTTTGGGGAATAACTTGGCTAGCCAAGTGGCGGTCGAGGGCATCACCTGGCCCAAGCCTTGCGCACCGACAGGCGATTTCGCGTCGAACTTCCAGCGGCTTTCCTGGTGGATCTGCGCGGCAAACGTGGCCACGGGAGCATCTAGGCCCCACTCGGCCTGGGCGATACGCGTCAAATCACGGCGGTAATGCTCTGCCTCTGCAGGGATTTCGGCACGCGCAAAAGTGGATAAGGCAAGCCCGACAATCGTGGCCAGGCATCCAGCGCCTATATATAGAAGAACTCTGCGCATATTCAGAGCCCCAACGTCAGGCCGAGGACGCAGGCCAGCACGACCAGTGCGCGGCGGATACCAGCCAGCGGTTGTGCGGTGCGCATCACTCTGTTCGGACGGGCATAGGGGAACAACGCCCGGTCAATCCAGTAGCCGAGCACACCGCCCAGCGTGACCAGGCCAGCCTTGTAGAGGACTACCGGCAGTTTTGTCGGAGCCACCAATGCCAAACCGATCAACAGAATCAGCGTGATGATGGTCCAGTCGGTCATACGTGGCGCACGGGGACGCCGCTTCAAGAAATAAGGAGTCATGGGTTCGCTCGTGAGGAATTGAGGGATGCACGCAAAGCATTCAGGTGCTGTGCCGCGACTACGGCATTACCAGGGACATGCACGGGCTCGCGGTAGGTGGTGATGGCTGGGCTGGCGGGAGTTACAGATGGGCGAAGTTTCTCCTGCTCGCGCACGTGCTGCTGGATATGCGCTTCACCCTGGGAAACATGCGCCTGCACCAAGTCCAGCCAGTCGGCGGGAACTTTACTTAGGAGGACATCACGAGCAAGGTCATCCCCAGCGGCAAGGATGAGCCGTGCATATTGGCGCGGCCGATTGGGCCGGAAGGCTTTTGGGGAAGCGGGATCTGTGCGCATGGTGCGAGCCTGCCGTCATGGGGAACGGAGCTAGCTTCGCGCGTAGAGGGGAGTACTGGAGTTTCGTCGATACGTAAGATAACCCCGCAAGGGCGGGGCTTACCTTAATAATCTCTCAGCTGAAATACAGCCAAAGTTATTGGCGCCAACAGAGTTATCGCCCATACAACTAAAGGATGTTGGTTTTTCCCCAGAAGTCGCGACCGAAGGTAAAGATAACCAAAAACGAAAGCTCCCCAACCCCACCATATTGAAGGTGGGTTGTAGCCGGCTTTTTGAAGGTTTTCCTTATCTAATTGGCAGAAAGCTGAATTCGTAAGGACCGCGATAAAGAGGCAAGCATCAAGAAACTGCGGTTGCGCGATACAGAAGAGCAATGGGGTCAAGGCGATCAACCAGACCCACAGATCAGAAACTCTATCGCTGGCCAGAGGAGGCGGCGTTGTTGAAAGCTCGTATTTAAGTTCACTCATCTCAATGGTCACCCAGTTCGGCATACCGACACACCAAACGAGCGTACCCCGGACTATCTTATTTTCCCTTACAAGACCTTTAATTTCTTGCTCGGCAAAGGGGCCAACCCGCGCCCCTCGGGTCTCATAAAACCACTGTGTTTCGCTCATCAGTGGACGCTCCCATTTCTAGTGTCTTCAAAGCCGAATAGATCGGGCTCACTCTTGCGATGCAAGGCTCGCTGCTTGGCGATGATGTCATAGATGGTTTGATTAACGAGCCGGTACTTCCTGGCTAATTCTAACGGTTGGAGTCCTTTCTCTTTCCAGTCGTGGAAGATCGCGGCGTCACGCATTCCCCGCTTCAACGAGTCGCCCCGAGGCAGGTAAATTACGGAGCCGCCAAGGGCGTCGCAGATCGCAAACACTACGTGCCGTGCCAGCTCAGCAGCCGTAGCACCTTCTTTCATCTCCCCGTTTAGCTTGGCTTCGGCGATTTCTACCATCTCTCTCAGCGTCCCTTCCCAGCGGTTTAGGACGGTTGGATCTTGCATGTGAGCCAGTACTTTGTTCGGGTCGAGCTTATCGGAGTCATCCGGGAACAGTTGGTCAGTCATTGCGTCGGTCTCCCGTGCCGTTTGGCATCGTATGTGAGGGCAGCAACCAGTTTTCTAAGTTGCTCTGAATCCAGCCAATCGACACGCTCCACCTTGAACATGCGTAATGCCATGCCGTCCGCGTAGGCCCAGGTACGTTTGGCCTCAGCCAGAAAAGCGCCAACCTTACTCATCAGTTTCTGGCGATCAAGTGGTGTGACGGGCGCCTTACGGCCAGCCTTACTGGCGCGCTTGGGCTTCCACCCCAACCGCTGCAGCTCGGCCAGCACGGCCCCGATCTGCAAAGGTTTCAAGTCTTTCGCTGATTGAACTCCACTAACCCGGCTCAACAAGGCGCGATAGGTTTCGTCGTCCAGACCAAGGTCTTTCTTGGCAATATGAATTTTGCTGAGCTGGGTGTTTCGTGTGTTCATTGTGTCCCCCTTCGCTAACAGGGCGCTCGCTAAGCGCTAGTTGAGTGCAAGCTGTTCTTGTCCGTTGATCCCGTGGTTTAGTCGCACATCGCCCGCTGCGAGAATGCCGTGCAAAGCGTCGGTCATGGCACGCACACCATTGCCCTTGTTAGCGTTGCGGTCGCGACAGTCGAGCTTTTCAGTTTCCGCGTGGTGCTTGAGCATGTAAGCCAGTGCGGCTGGTGATGGTTCATCGTTACCAGCAAAGGCCATAACCTGGTTACGCACGGCCGATACCCAGGCCCCACAGAACACGTCAGCACGCTTGGTTTTGGTCGCGGACTTACAACGCTTCAACTGAGTGTTGATAAAGTCGCGCCGGGATTGGCGAACCTGGCGCAGCAACAGCGTCATGGTGTAGCTGGCCAGCTCTGCCATTTCACCGATGAAGCGCCATTCACCAATTCCCGCCATGAACAGCACTTTGCAGGCATAGGCCTGGGTTACGGCTCCGACCAGGTTTGCTTCCCATTGCGGAGGGGTCATCTTCGAGCCACTGCGGGTCGCGCACTCGTACACCTCGGAGAGCTGTATGTCTGACTCCTCAAGGCGGTACTTTTCCATCAAGGCACGAGCTTGCCGCATGGCTGCTGCGGCTTCGTGCGGGTTGTCGCTCGCTGCCAGGCGCAGGAGTTTCTTGATTTTTTCCAGGGCTTTGCTGTGATCCATATTGTCCTCGGCTGCTCATCAGTACCGGACCACCACGTCCGGCAGACCAACCCGGCGAGCCGGGTGGTTTCGCATCAGTGAATCGTAGGTTTGTCATCCGACAGCTCACGGGCGGCACGGCATTTTTCGCAGTCACAAGGCGCTCCGCGAATGAGCCTCGGTGCAAGGGTCACTAACCCAAGAGCTAGACGGGCCGCTGCCCCTTGTGGTTTTGACAAGTCTGACAAGTTGGACGGACCTGAGAGATTTACGATGACGCCCAAGTCCTCGTCTTTGATTGTGATGATGTACTCGGCCATGGTTGGCTCCTTAGCGTTGCTTATGAAATGTGATGTGGTAATCGCGGGCAATTTGGCGCACGTACTTCTCGCTCATGTGATGCTTACGGGCTATCCACCTGGGGGAGTTACCCATGGCTGCATCAGCCATAATCAGTCCCGCATGCTTGTCGGCATCAACTGGCGGGGCTTCGGGCTCTTTAGGTACGACAACCTCCGGGGTTACCGCAGGGGCGGTCGGTGCAAACAGATGGGCATAGACCGGGGAGCGCTCCGGGTTGATGGTGAAGGTCGCCGGGGTGCTGCTCATCTTGTGGCCGACTTCCTGAATCTTGCCGCCACGCACCACGAACTCCGCTGTCAGGCGTTCAAGGTTGGCGCGCTCGATCTCGTGTTGCGCCGAGTGGATCGGCAGAGGATCGCTTCGGGTATCGTGATAGCGCTCCATGATCAGACCCCCAGCGCACGAAAGCCGGATTGATTGTTTTCGCCTAAGAGCAGAATGAACTGCGCGATGGCGGTAATGCCCTCGCGTTGACCCTGGGCGGTGCGTACACCGGGAACAAAAAGCGTTGTCTTATTCGACTCAGCATTGGTCGCTAGGATCTGGCGAACAGTTTTGTCCTCACCCTCGGCCAAGCCGAATGCCCCTTCTGGGACATAGCCCCCAAAATCAATGTGGCCGGAAATGAAGCAATAAGCGGTGACGGTCTTTTTCATTTGAAACTCCTCCTCTAGTTCAACAGAAGCGGCTTGCGCGCTCTGGTTGTTGTCGGTGCTAACGCAGATTCAGGCATGTCCAACTGGTCGCTCTTGACCACCACAAGCGAAACCTCTGGCGCTTCACCCACCCGATAGCGCTGCTTGCGGCTTGAAAAGTCTGAGTCAACTTCCAGCGCTTGACTCATCAGGTCGAGCACCTTAAGGGCAGACGCCTGGGGCAACAGGTAATCCCGATACCCCAGAGTTACCACGGCCATTTGTTGCGGTTTGCTGGTGCGAACTGCCATGTCATACCCCCGCAATATCAAGGCTGATCGCTTCGTACTGGTCGGTATCACCAACGCGCTGGTACACGCGGATGTAGGACTTGGAACCAATAACCTGGCAGGCGTCGCCGATGGCTTGCATGGCGCGCTGCCAGCGTTCATCGGTAATTTCCATACGGCGCAACGCCAGGACGCGGGCTGTGCGGATGTCGCCTTTTTGGTCAGTCCGGAAGGCGTCATTAACCAGCGTGACCACTTCGGGGCGTGCCCCGGTGGTCCAGTCCCGCAGGCATTCGTCAATTAATGCCCGCGCAGCCTGGAGGCGTTCGTCGAAAGCGATGCTTTCCTGTACGGCACGCATGATCTTGAAACGCCCATCGAAGCTGATCAGGCTGACATTTCCCTTCTTGCCGCCGATCTGGGCGCCGTACTGCTCGGCGCTGAGTTCGACAAAGGCTTCAATATCACCGAAAGCCGAGGCCTTGAACTTCGCCAGCACGTCGCTGGCGGCGCGGGCTTTTTCCACCAGACCAAGCACCAGGGCATCCCGCTCCAGGTCGATAGGCTTGATCATGCTTTCCGGGATCAGTCGCTTTTGTGCATCGACGCGATAGCCTTTGGGGATAGTTTGTTGTTGTGTCATTGCAAGGTTCCTCAGTGGAGAGTCTGACGCGACCAGTCGGCAGGACGGGAGGCGCTGATGGGTTCGCGCCACTCCAGGGTCACGCCCTGGAACTGCACGTAGAAACGGGTGCTACCGGCCGTGCCATGGCGTTGATAGCCCTCGGTATGACCTAGGTTGATCAGGCGCTGACCCGCTTCCGGAGTGATCACCAGGCGGTTATCAGCCGGATGAAAGCCCTGCACACGGATGCCGTGGGCCTGCAAGTTGCGGGCGGCGGCGTTGAACACTCGCAGACGGTCTGCCAGCGTTGGGGTCAGGACTTTCAATTGCGTGCGGTTAATGGAGGCGAGCATGAGCGTTCTCCTGGTTGCAGCAGTCGGGGTTGATTGGGCAGTGTTGGCAGGCGCGCCAGTGCTGCATCGCCTGCGGGTTGTGGGTCGGTGCTGGCTTTTCGCGGTAGCTTTGGCATTGGTCCGTCGTGATGGTCTCGTCCAGGGCGACGCACTCAATGCGGCCCAGGGTTTCCATTACCCGCCGCTCAACACCCGCCATGCTGGGTGACGCATAGCGGTTGGAAAGGGTCAGGCTGACGGCCGTGCGGCTCATGCCGATACGCTGACTGGCCTTTGTCTTGTTGGTTGCAGCGACTTCGGCGGCGAGCAGGCGTACGAACAACGGCGCGTCCTGGCCCCAAGCTGCAAGGTGGTTGACCTGGTTCATTTGGTCACCGCCTGGTCAGCCTTGCGCCACACCACCTGATCCAAATTCGGGTCGTAGACCTGGTCGAAGTCACGCTGGTAGATGGGATGTTTGGGGCCGGTATACCGCGACGGGACCAGGCAGAAGCGCGTTTTAAAACCGGCTGTACCGCCCCGACGGGTTACGTAACCGGCCTTCGCCAGGCCCGACAAATAGACATGGGCGCCAAACTCGCTGATGGACACGCCATTGACGCTGGCGGCGACTGCGGCCTCGGCAGCGCTGAATTCGCCAAGGATGCGCAACGCCCGCCAGATGTTTTCGGCTCCGCCTGCATACGTCGACACCTTGCCGCTCTTGTTGACCCGTGGGGCTTCAACACCTTCGTCTTTAAGGAGGGACCATTCGGCATCGAAACGCCCGATGTTCCGCACCTTGCTGACGATCCCGGCCTTTTCCATATCCCGGAAGTAAGCGCGTACGGCTTCGTCATCTTGGTTCGATTTGCGTGCTACAGCGTATGTCGTCAACTCTTTAGGGCTGACGTTTACGGCGCGGATGGCTTCCCAAATATGCTGCCGTGGGGGCTTGCCGCCCACCATTACTAGATCAGCTCTTGCTCTAGGCATAGCTCATGCCCTCCGCGACGGCGCTTCGCCGGTAAACCAGCCGCGTGAGCCCCAGCCTGCAAGGTCAATACTGTCGATGGCCTGGGCTTGGGTTTCGCTGTAGACCCTGTACAGGTTGACGGCCACACGGCGCAGGCATCCGCCGACCTTGGTGCGCAGATCCTCTAGCAGGTCATCGGCAAAGCGCAGTGTTGGATAGCTGGCCAGGGTCAGGGCGCGCAAGTCGTCAAGAGTGGCCCGCTGTGCAGGCACCCACTCCAGTACGCGGTTGTGCAAGCGTTCCAACTTGGCCAGGCTGCCTGGAACACCTTCTTCTCCGATCAGCACGATGGTGCCTTGGCTGGCGTTGTAGATGTCGGTCAGCACGTTGGCGACAGCTTTTTCCAGCAGGTACTGCACATCGTCGATCAGCAGTGGACGGCCACTACGGGAAAGCTGCTCGGCAATCTGGTCAACCATCTGCGACAAGGTGCGCTCTGGCTGGATGCTCATTTCACGCAGGATCGCCAGCAGGAAAGCCTTCTTGCTCCAGGTGTCGCGGCACTCTACGTAATAGGCACGGTGGTGGTTGGCGGCAAAGGCCGCGCCCACGCTTTTGCCCAGCCCGCTTGCGCCGTACATCACCACCATGCCAGGCAGACCCGCTGGGCGGGCTTGAGTGCGGGCGATGGCGGCGGACAAGAGGCCGACATTGGTCAGGGGAACGATTTTGGTAACACTCATAATGCGACTCCTAAAGGTCTTGGGTTAAGCGCGGGCCTGGTCGGCGAACGCGAACATTTGCTGAATAGATTTGAAGTCCAGGTGTTGCGGGTAGCGGGCATGCCACTGTGTTTCCTCGGCCGTCAGCGATTCGCCGCTGCTAATGCGTGCGTCGATTTGGTGCCAAAGGCGGTAGCGGGCGGTTGGGTCAGTTGGCAAATCGAAGGCAGAGGCCTGCGGTGCAGCCAGTTGGGCAAAGCGCTGGGCTTCGGCAAGCTGATCTGGCGATAGGTCGTATTGGCTCGACTGTGGAGCAATGACGCGCATCTCCACGTCTTGGCCGGTGATGGTCTTGGCCTTTTTCACCAGGCGTGACAGTTGGCCGCGTTCGCGCTTCTCGCTGGCTTTTTCCAGCATGGTTTTAGGCATAGCTGGGCTGGCGTTGCCATCGAGTAGCGCTTCGCCGATCAGATCGCCCTCAAGGGAATGGACCCAAACACGGCTGGCGTCTCGGAAGTCGTAGGCCACGCGGACCTGTTCACCGTGGAAACCGTCCAGGTCTTTAAGGAAGTAGGTGCCGCTGTTCCATTGCACCTGGCAACGATGGACGGTGCGCTCGACCTGCGGACGGGTCAGGCTTTCGACGATGTTTGCGTCAGCCAGCAGCGGCTCCCAGCCCTCGGCCTCGGCCGACTTCCAAGACTCCATCGGGCTTTGGTGGCGTTTGCGCAGGGTCGCAGGGTCGCGAAACTTCGGCAGGCCACGGTGCGGACGGCGGTTATAGTCGTCGAGCGCCTGTTGCAGTGCGGCAAAGAACACGGAGAATTCAGGTACGACAGTCGGCGCGATACCCAGCGCAAGCTGCTTGCGGGACAATTTGTGCGTCTTGGTGGCGGCCTCTTTGTCCATGTCGGCGCCGATGTAGCTGTCGAAGGTTTTGGCGAGCCTAACCAGGATGGTTTTGTGGGGGCGCTCAATCACGCCACGTGCCTGGGAGTTGTAGGGCAGCGAGTGCGTGATAGTGCCGCCGAGGCGGTCGTTCACTTCGTAGACGACAGCGTTGTCAAAGCCGCTGCCATTGTCGACGTAGAACACTTTGTACATGCCGCACCGACTTACACCGTCACGTAAGGTGTCCAGCGTGGCCAAAGTCGATTCAGCCAGGTTGACCGAAAAACCGACGATGCGGCGGGTGCCCCAGTCAATGACCATGGTGATTTCAGGGCGGAAAATTTGCCCAGTCAGTGGGTTGATTACCTCTGCATCAAAGGTATGCCCGTCAGCCACCCACACGTCATTCGGCCACAGCATGTCAGCCTGGCGACGGTTATATGCTTTTAGAGCATTCAGTTCGTGCGGCCCCATACGGCCGCGCTCCCGCACCGACGGGCTGAGCTTTTTCAACCAGCGGCGTACCGCGTGAATGCTTGGGCAAACACTGGTTTGGACGCCTTGGTGCAACTGCTTGAACTGCTCATAGGCCGCTTCAACGCTCGGTTTCTGCGGGCGCTGGTAGTGTTTGAGGAATTCTGCTGCCCAGGTCGGGACGCTCATGTCTTTTTGGCGACGGGCCGGAGCCAGGCCTATTTCACCGTGAGCGCGGTAATCCGCTAGCCAACGCTTGAGCGTGCGCTCAGACAGGGTGCGGTCTTCGGTTTTGCGGTCGTTGGCTCGGATGACCCGGTCATTCAAATAAGGACTGAGGTCGCCTGTTTTAGCCAGGGCGACCAAAGTCAGAATGGCGCGGTTTTGGCTGACTACCTTGCTCATGCGTTCGATTTCACGCACAAAGGCCAGGCGCGCAGTCATCACGGATGACTGTGAATCGTTCAAGCGTGACGCCTTTTCGGAGTCACGCCCCGCAATAATTACATGTGGCTCAACTGCGTGGCCCGGTGTTTGATTAACCACAGTTGCAGCGATTAGGGCGGACTGGGTCGATTTCGGAAGTACCGAGAAGGCGTACTCCCGGCCTCCACCTTGACCCAGGCGTAGTTGGCATTCCCAATTTTCGCGCTTCGCTAGCCGTATCAGCCCACTGACGGAGCTGGGCATGCCAGGTAACCCGGCAAGTTCACGTGGGCCATACCAGTTACGCATGGTCGTCACCCAGCAGCTTTTTCAGCTCGCGTGCTTTTCGCGTTGCGTCAGCAGCAACCCGTGACAGACGCCCTAGCTCTGCATCCAAGGCTTCGCGGCCATATGCCACTCGGCCACCACGGAGGTGGACTTGCCAGTTCGTAAGAAGATGGCTCGCGCAAACTTCTTCCAGTAATGCCGCTCTATATAAAGGAAGGTTGTGTTCGCTGCGGGCGGGGCTCGACCAAGCGTCGAGCATATATTTGCTGACATCATCTCCAGAGAGGCGAGACATGCGGGCCGCGATCTCATAGCGGTCTAGTTCTGACCCTTTGAGCAGCTCACTGACCATCTCGCTGACTTGCGCAGCATAGTTGCCATGACCAGGGACAGAGAGAATGGGTTGCGGAACGGAGAATATGTCTAACGTTTTGTCGTCTTTTGCCCGGCGCAT